TCCCGAACCATAGTGGGCATTGCCGGAAACTGCCAAAGCCGTGCATGGTGGGTGCATCACGATCAGATCCCAACCGAGGTCGATAACCTCCCAACAATCGCCCCTGTAATGGTGGGGGCTATCATCATCGGATTCTAGTAGATCGCAACTGTACGCATCATGCCCGCGCTTTCTGAATGCCTCCCGAACTTTCCCGCTATACTCACAAGCTATTAAAACTTTCATTAGATTCTCCAAATTAAGCTAATTATTAAAAGGTAAAAAAAGAGGCCCATGCAGATCCCGATTGATCGAAAAATGATTTTATCTAGCATAGCTTAAACTCCTAACGATAAAACGGTGAAAGTTACCAAGTAGAGCATGAAGGCACCAACCAAAGCACCACCAGCAAACACAACGGCCCCAATAGTGGCCGCTATAAAGTTAGACCGGCGCTCTTTCTTGGCGTGTTCCTTTTGCATTCTTATATAGGCTGAATTCATGGTTTATACCTCTTTGTAGTATGGGGCTGATAGCTTGGCCGCTATTGTTGAATACTCGCCGCGGTGCTTATGATACGTTATATGGCTATAATTAAAGCCATGCTCATCCGCGAATCTATAGGCTAGTGTCTGAATATGCTTTACTCCGCGCCCTCTTATATTGGCTATATAGCTAACAGGTGCTAGTTCTTTATTCTTAAAAATTGCTAGTGCTTGCATGGTTTAGCCCCTAGTGGATTCATTTTTTAGTCTATGCCTAGTCTCGGCCATATATATTCGCACTTGCTCCGACTTGTCGCAATCGTTGCAAATTGCGCGCTCGGTCTCTATGTAAAAGCCCATTGGTTTAACGCATTTGGCGCATTTTATTAATAGATGACTTCTCCAGTTGCCAGTAGTCATTTCGCCACCCCGCGAGCGTTGTCAATAAGCTCCATCACAACGCCGTAGATCATATTGAACCGATCTTGATCTTTTTCGCTGTATGACTCGTTGCCGTATGCATCAGTTACCATTTGAATATGGTATCCGTCTAGGCTTAGCATTGAAAAGGCAATTTCGCAGCACAATTCAACTTTTTCGTGGTCTTTAATTTTCATGAGTTTAGCCTCCTACAGCTATAAGATTGGATTTAAAACGGTTAGACCTTGCACCGTGAACAGTGATTGCAATATTCTTGCTGGTGCCATCGCAAAGCATACAGTCAATGCACTGGATCCCCTTACTATCGGATAAACATTCTATTTCACTATCTGCCAAAGCATCGCCAACTAGTGCAACTCGAAAGGTTTTGGCCCCTAGTGCCTGAAACTTGGCCGCTTGGCGTGGTGTATCTGCTGATACTTGGCACAATTCAAAAAAGCGCGAATCAAAAGATTTATGGTCTGCTTGGTGAGTGTATCCAGTAAAGCCTAAACCTAGATCAGCTATTGACCGCATAACACCGAAAGGAACAGCTGCCGGATCACCATACGCGCCAAGTCTAATTTTACGATGACTAAAGTATTGGGCGTGATCGTCAAAGCTAAAAACGGGATAAATGCCGCGCTTATATCCTTTATAAACTGAATTTGGAGCCTGTCCGATATTCACATAACAAGCGCCGCCATTATAGTGACGGTGTGGACAATTGCCGCAGATACTGGAATCTTGGCCGATCTTGCTGGCCTCTACTGGATTAATATCATCGCGCAAAATCCATGTTTGGATCATCTGGCCGGTTTTAGCGTTATTGGTGGTCATAGTTGCAACTACTACAATCGGCTGGCCATCCAATGAGCTTGGCCCTTGATACATGATAAAGCCGCGTTCCGCGCTGGCCGGTTTCTTTTTGGTGCTACCTGTTAAATATTGCATTGTCACTACTCCTAGTGGTTTAAATAGATACAACAAAAGGCACTCTGACGAATGCCCTTGATTTATCTACTGGTCACATTCCTCTCTAGTGTATGTTGCTTTTGAGTAAAAAGATTGAGCCAATACGTCTATTGACCACTGCTCAAGGAAATGAGGAATCCCCAACTCAACTAATTCAAGAATACATTGAGCTTGGCGTTTAATAGCATAAGCGTGATTATCGCTGCTTTCGTGCCTTGTGTCAGACCATAAAGCGTAGGAAGAAAACAGTTCAACGATACGCTCTCTTTTATATTTACCTAAATACATATTTATATCTCCTGATTAAGTACTGTATATCTGTACAGTGGTTTAAAATCGCCATTTAGTTGGCTTGCCGTGATTCTAATACTACCCATTGTCATAAAGCAAATAAGAATGTGTTTTTTTATGAATATAGACCAATAACTGATTAAATAATGATCAATCTGTACAAATAATGATCAACTTTATGGTAGAATCGGGCTAATGAAATCAAGGGGTTAAACCTAAAGAAAGGGATTGAACGGGTTATGGCACACAATATCGCTCCTAGGATTCCAGGGAACCATTAAAACGGTGCATAAACTGTAGTAAGTGGGGCCAATCTATATGATGGCATAGATACCTTTATGGTATGGCAATAATGCGCTGTATAGGTGGATAGAAAGAGGTCTTTAGTAACCTGTGGATAAGTGTGTTCATAAGCTGTGAAAAAGATGTGGGTAAGCTGTGGATAAGAGGCACCCCCCTCCCCGAAGCGTGGCATGTGAATGGTATATATGTCTCTCTCAAAAAAAAATTACCAATTATAGGTGAAGCATGATTAGAATTATTTGCGATGAAGAAGCTCATGAAAGTGACATTGAGTTGATTGAGTTGTTTGGTGTGTCTCTTATTGATAAAGACAAAGATACAATGATTGATTTGCTTTATTTAGTAGAAGATAAGATGTCTAGTCAGTGCATTTGCTTTGAAGAGAAGTGTTGCTGTAATAAATGGAATTAAAAACAATTCTTATTTGCTATAAAGCAATGAGGTTTATATGAGTAGATTAGGTAGCCCTAACAAGAACAAGAAGTTTCTGTTGGCTAGGCTCCAGGATATGTATGGCGAGCAGTTCCATCCTATAATGAAGATGGCTGAGGCTGCTAGTAAGCTAGACTATATAGCAGAGCAGGAAGGTGATGTGGCTGCGCTGACTGCTGCCTTGAATGGCTGGGGTAAGATAGCTGAGTATACAGAGCCTAAGCTTAAAGCTGTTGAAGTTAGAGCTGATGACTCTACGATAGTCAGGGTATCCCGCAGGCGCTTTGATGGCACTACGGATTCAGTTGATAGTGATGCGGCTGATTTGTTGTTAGAAGAGGCTGTCATAGCTGAAATAGTTGAAGATGAAGAGGAACCAGAAGATGAGTAAAAAGAAACCTTTGTTAGCTGCGTTAGATAAGAAGACAAGAGAGCGTCACTTCCCTGAATCCAATGGTGGTAAGGGTAGTCATGCTAGAAAGTCTACTCCTGAATCGAGAGATAGGTTTAAAGCTGCTTATGATGCTATTGATTGGAGCAAAAAGTGAGTCAAATTGAATACTGTATGGGGCCACAAGGCCAGGTGCTACAGGATTACTCTGACTGCCGCTCTCAAAACTCTTTTATCTGTGGGCCATTAGGCTCCGGTAAGACGGTACAGACTATCCTCAAATTGTTTGACCTGATGTGCGAGCAAGCTCCTGTTATGTCTAAGGGGCATAAGAACTATGGTGTCCGGCTATCCAGGATCATTGCAGCGCGTAATACTTACTCTGAATTGTTCTCCACAACGATTAAAGACTGGCTAGAGATTCATGAGGACTTAGGGCCATTTAGACAGGGCAACAAAGAACCCCCTACTCATTACATCAAGTTTCGCTTAGAAGATGGAACAACCGTCCAGAGTGAGGTTATTTTCATTGCCTTTGACCGTCCTGAGCACGTTAAGAAAGCCAGGGGTATTCAGACTACTTGGGTTTGGTTAAACGAGACTAAAGAGCACTCTAAAGCAGTTTTGGATATGCTTGATCTACGTCATGGACGCTACCCGTCCAACAAGGAAGGAATTAAGCCTACGCATCATGGAATGCTGGGTGACACTAACGCCCCTGATGAAGACCACTGGTATTATAAGTTGGCTGAGATAGAGCGCCCTGAAGGTTGGGTATTTCATCGTCAACCTGGAGGCGTGTACAAAGATGGTGAGTCGTGGAAGCTTAATCACAACGCAGAGAATCTGACTAACCTGCCTGACAGCTATTACAAGAGAGGTTTAAGTGGTAAAACAGATGATTGGATTAAAGTTAATCTTGCGAATGAGTATGGTTTTGTGTCTAACGGTAAGCCTGTTCACCCAATGTACACCGATTCCGTCCACGCAGGGCATATCGACTTCACGCCCAGTAAAGGAACCCCTATCATTCTAGGGTTTGACTTCGGTAGAACGCCAGCATGTGCCTTTTTGCAGCGCACCTCTATTGGAAGATGGGTGTGTTTTGATGAAATGGTACTGACAGACTCCGGTGCCATTGACTTTGCGCCAACACTCAAGCGTTATATAGAAGATACTTACCCTGATCACGAGTTTAAAGGCTGGGGTGATCCGTCTGGTGACAACAAAAACCAAGCAAACAGTGATACGCCGTTCCAAATCATGCGAGCTGCGGGCATTCCATGCTATCCAACCGATTCTAATGACCCGTTAAAACGTAGAGCTGCCCTGGAAGTACCCATGAAAGAGATGTGTATGGATGGTAAGCCTAGATTTATTGTCTTACCGAAAGCCTCGATGATCCGAAAAGGTCTGCAAGGTGGGTTTTGCTACAAACGTGTGCAAACTTCCGGCGAAAGATACGCTGATCAGCCTGACAAGAACGAATACTCTCACCCAGTAGAGGCATTGGAGTACGCATTGCAAGGTGAAGGTGAAGGTAGACAGGCATTAAGAAGAGCTGGTGGATTTACAAAGCCTCATGTGGCTAAGGTTGGCTTTAGTGTCTTCTAAAGTTTATGTGGTCTTCACAAAAGATAGTGACAATTGGTGGTCGCAGTTCCTAGATACAGATATTCAACACTGCTATGTAGTTATTCCTAGTGTTGACTGCTGCATTGTCCACTCAAAAACTACAGGAATATTTGACCTGTATAATGAATCTGATATAAATGGTATAATCGGCATCAATCCTATAATGCTTAGTTATAAGCAGAACCCTAGCCCACGTTCTATTTTTATGTTGAACACTTGTGTTGGGCATACCAAACAAATACTTGGTATTAACAAGCCATTTATATGGACTCCATATCAACTTTACAAATATTTGAGGAATAATAATGGGAAGCCGTCCTAAAGCCCCTAAAGCAACAGCAGCAGAAAATGCAATAATTCTCCGTCAAGGTATGGAACTAGACAAGACAATGGCTGCTAACGAAAAAAGATTAAAGGCTATAACTCGCGGAAAGCTAGGATCAAAATCTCTTCTTGGCACTGCGGCAGATGCAGCAAGAAAAGAAATTGGAGACAACTCTTACAGTGCAAATGCTACAATGCTCCCGCAATATTCTAAAAGTAATTTACTTACCAATCTAATGAACAAAGTTACTACGAGAAAAAACGCAGAAATTGGATACTCAGGAGAAAGAAAATAATGGAATTACCTAAAGAGTTAGGATCTCTTAGAGATTTGCAGAGGCGAGAGGCTAGCGCCTTTACCAAAAATGGTATGTGGCATAGCGTACTTGATGACTGCTATGAGTATTTTCTGCCTAATCGAAATCTTTTTGATGACAATATGCCTGGTCAAAGTAAAATGGATCGCATATTTGACTCAACTGCACTAGAAGCTATTCAGCAGGGTGCAAGTAAGCTTCAAGAAAACATTGCTCCTATCTGGTCTAGGTGGGCTACGCTTGCTCCATCTGAAAAAATTATAAAAGAACTTGAAAGTGGTCAATTTGATGTTACTGAAGATGACATTAGAACAAACCTAGAGGAACAGGCAGAAGTAATTTTTGATTATATTAACCGATCAAACTTTGCCACTCAGTTTTACGAGCACTCTTTAGACCTTCTCGTAGGAACAGGTACGTTACGCATTGATGAAGATGACAATGACGACATGCCTATTATTTTTAGTGCCATTCCGCAGAAAGGAATTGCATTTGAGGAAGGCCCACACGGAAATGTGGAGACACACTGGCGTAGATTTACAGTAAAGGCGCGTAACCTTGAGCGTAAGTGGCGTGGATTTAAGCCATCTGATGCCATAAAAGAAACTATTGAGCAAAAACCTGATGCTGACGTTGAGCTTTGCGAGGGTGTAGTTTACATGCCTAAAGCTAAAACTTATTACGGCTGTGTATGGGTTAAGGGTGAAGCCCAAATCAGCTGGATGCAGGACTTTGGAACATCTAGCCCGTGGGTTACAGGCCGTTACTCTAAAGTATCTGGTGAAATCCGTGGTCGTGGGCCAGCACTACAGGCATTGCCTGATGTAAAAAGCTTAAACAAAGCTAAAGAGTTTGTTTTGCAGAAAGCTGCTATTGATTTGGCTGGCATGTACACAGCTACTGATGATGGTGTAACTAATCCTTACAACTTAGTTATTAGCCCAGGCATTGTTATTCCTGTAGGATCTAACAATTCAAGTAACCCATCTATTCAGCGATTGGATACTGGCTCTAACTTGCAGTTGGCTCAATTCCAGATCAATGACATGCAGATTGCTATTAAACGTGCGTTGTTTAACGATTTGCGTGACCCTTCTGGCGCTGTTCGCTCGGCTACAGAGGTTGCTATTGAGTCTCGTGAGCTTGCAAAGCGTATTGGCTCTGCTTTTGGTCGCTTGCAAACAGAGGTTTTGGTTCCAATTATTAAGCGAGTAGCTGCAATCTTAACGCGCCGTGGTATTATTTCTCCTATTCAACTTGATGGCAGAGACGTTGACATTAAATTTATGTCTCCTTTAGCCAGGGCGCAAGACGGCGAAGACATACTTAGTGTTCAACAGGCCGTGTCTTTTGTAATGCAAACTGCTGGGCCAGATGCTTCTAAGGCTGCCTTTAAGATTGAAGACTTTGGTACATGGGTTGCAGGTAAAACAGGTATGCCAGGAGAGCTAGTTCGCAGTCAAAGTGAAAAGGCTCAGATTATTCAGGCTGGTGCTCAAGCTGCTCAACAGGGAATGGACGTTTCCGGTCAACCGCCACAACAAGGTCAAACTGCTCTATGAGTTGGGATACAATTAATAAAGGCGACTTTAACGCCACTAAAGCTAAACAAGCCAATGATGCAGCTAGAGTAAAAGCTGCTGAGTTGGCTAAAGCTTATCACAGGTGTTTTGGCACTCATGACGGTAAGCGTGTGTTAGCAGATTTAACACAAAGATTTATTTTTCAAAACAGTACACCCTTTGGTTCCGAGAACCCTAACTACGAAGCCGCATACCATAATGGTGAAAGTGGATTAGTTAAATTTTTAATCAATCAAGTACAACAAGCAGAAGTGCTATAAAATTACCGTGGAGGTAATATGTTAGATAATACAGATCAGGCCGCAGAACAAACAACTGGCGATACCCTACTAGATTCAGCAGCTCCTATCCTTGGTGATGGAGAGTATTTTCTTACAGACGGTATTAAAGGGACTGGTGACAGCCCCGAGTGGTACAAGTCAGACAAGTACAAGTCTGTTTCAGAGCAAGCTAAGGCTTATACTGAGCTAGAAAAGAAGTTTGGCAGCTTTACTGGTACGCCTAAAGACGGGTATTCAGGCCCAGAAGGGATTGAAAGTGACGATGCTTTGTTACAAGAGCTAACTGAGTTTGCTTCTAAAACCAATATGAGCCAGGAAGCGTTTGGCGAGGCATGGGAACTGCTAAGTGCTCAAAGTGGAGCCGCAGAGGAAGTAACTCGAGATAATGAAATTGCAAAACTTGGCAGCAATGCAGGTGAGAGGATTAAAAACGTAGAGGGATTTCTTAAAAATAGCCTGGACGCAGAAGATTACGAAAATGTAATGGGTCTGGTTACTGATGCAAGGTCTATTGAGCTTGTTGAAGCGCTGGTTAAAGCTACTTCTCCTGTCAAGCTGCCCATTGACGGCGGTGAAAGTCCTACTGGCATGACCTGGTCTGACATTGAGGCAGAAATGTTTAAAAGAAGTGATGACGGGCAGTTGCTTAGAAGCATTGATCTCAATCATGAAAATAAAATACAGAAAATGATGCAAGATTTTGGCGGCAGTAAAGCTCACATTCGTACTTTTGGTTGATTTATATGGGGTAAAAGGTGTATAATCGGCGCACTGGACACCCCTTTCTTTTAAGGCCCAGTAAATTTAGGTTGAATGCTGACCAAGTTTACTCGGGTACTCAGCTAAAACCTTGAAAAACTATTTTTAATATTACTCTTTTTCGAGGAAATTCTTATGAGTAACGTACTATCATCCGTGGCGGTCACGGAATTTGACTCTATGGTCAAACACGCCTATCAAGGCACTGGCTTGCTAAAGCAGGCTGTAACTCTTCGTAACAACGTAGTTGGTGACACTTACAAGTTCCGTAAAATGGGCAAGGGCTTGGCTAACCAAAAGGCCAGTTCTGCTGAAGTAGTTGCTATGAACGTAGGTCACGAGTTCAAGACTGCGACTCTTGCCAACTGGAACGCTCCTGAGTTCACTGACATCTTTGACCAGCAGACAGTAAACTTTGACGAGAAGCAAGAGCTTGCAAGCACTATCGCAAATGCCCTTGGTCGCCGATGTGATCAGCTGGTAATTGACGCTATGGACAATGCTGGCGCTTATGCTGCTACTGTTGCCACCAGTGTTGGCGGTGCTGCTTCTAACTTGAACATGGCTAAAATCATCAAGGCTCAGGTAGCTCTGCGTCAGAAAGGCGTGCCTAACTCTGATCTGTTTGCTGCTGTAAACGCATTGGGTCTTGGCGGTATGCTGAATGACGAGAAGATCACTAGCATTGATTATCAAGCTGTTAAGGCTTTGGTCAATGGTGATGTTGATACTTTGGCTGGTTTTAAGTTTGTTGTTCTTGAAGATCGTGCAGAAGGTGGTTTGACTGTTGCTACTAACGTAGTGGACTCTTACTTCTTCGCCCGCCCTTCTGTTGGCCTTGCTATCGGTATTGATATGAAGACCGACATTGATTATGTTCCTGAGCGCACTTCTTGGTTGTGTAACGGCATGTTGAAAGCTGGCGCGGTTGCCCGTGACACTGACGGCATCGTTAAGGTTCAGTACACTCAGACTGCTTAATGTTGTAATGTTGTAAACTGAATGGGGGTTTCGGCCCCCTTTCTTTTAATCTCAAAAGGTTTCGTATGGCTACTAAGCTCCAGTTAATTTCTAACGCTTTA